ATGTTGTAAAACCCAACGTGGTGTTAAGTGTGGCATGTTTAAGCGTTCACTCCACCATGGATCTACTTGTTCGCGCCATTCACGTGCTTCTGCTGTGCGCCCTTCCAGCAAAACGCGGTCCCAACCAAAAACAGCTGACACCGCATCTTTAAGTGTATTTGCGAACGAGTCGCGTCTAAATCCGTGAAAATTTACTAGATAGTCCGCGGCAGTATCTTTACCGGAACCAATAAAACCTACAAAGCCTATAATCATAGTATCCCCCAAGCAATACTATATTTTATTACAAAGTGATTACAGTGTCAAGTCTTTTGATTAACCAACGATCCAGGTATAACCACTAACACCAGAACGATCGTATTTTAAATCATCTTCTAGTTCTTTGGCTTTTTCTTTACCTTCAGCTTTCATAGCTGTGCCGTTTAATGTTGTGCCGCCAGTTGGACCAGCAATAGTACCAAATTTTTCACGAGCCTCGCCAATCATAATTTTGCATTGTGCAAGTGTGTAGTCTTTGATCCAAATGCCAGCATAAGTGTCCTGTAGGAAAGAAAAATCTGGACGATTATTATATAAACGCAATAGTACACGTTCATTGCTTTGAGGACGTTGTTGTAGAACTAGTTTTCTAGAAGTTGGATGATAAGCAAAGTTGATAAAGCTACCAAACATTTTACCAACTAATTTTTGATACCCTGCAAACAGATAGTAAGTTGCTAGTCCGCCCATACTTGAGCTAGAAAGCAAATATGTGTTAATGTAGGCTAAGTTAAACGGTTCATATAATGTTCCACCATCTCCGACAGCAGTACGTGAACCAATACTGCTTCTAAATATTTCACGTATGTCCTGCACTGCTTTAGGCATGATATATTCGTTTTGGTCCATTACTAGATCTAAAAACGCATAGCTATCTTCTACGCTGTTTGCGGCTCTCTGTCGATAGAATGCTAAAGCCTTTTCCAAAGCAATTTCAAAATGCTTTGGGTCTAGCTCGATATCAATCATTCCGTCACCCAAGAACGCTTTCACGTATTCAAATACGTGTTCTTTTTCTTCTTTTAAAGTATCGATTAGTTCACTCATACACATATTTACCTATTTAGAATATCAATAAATAGTAGACTATGCCAAGACTAAGCCTTTACAGACCCGAAAAAGCTCACGATTATAAGTTCTTTGATCGCACGATCCTTGAACAGTTTATGGTGGGCGGAACTGACGTTTATATCCACAAATATTTGGGTCCTAAAAGCCCAGATCCAGAAAATGCAACACCTGACCAACCCGTTCAAAACGGTAATATTTCTGAGTTAGGTATTCAAGATTTACTATTGTTAGAAAATAGAGATAGACAATATAGTGAAGACGTATATGTTATGCGTTGTATCTATAACTTACAACAACTTGATTGGAGTCTAAGTCAATTTGGTTTATTCCTTGCTAATGACACAATATTTGTACACTTCCATCTAAATGATACCGTTAAACAAATAGGAAGAAAACTTATGAGTGGTGACGTTATTGAGCTACCACACTTAAAAGATCCATATGCCTTAAATGATGCATCAGTGGCCATGAGAAGGTTTTATGTAGTTGATGACGTACTACGTGCTACTGAAGGATTTAGTGCCACTTGGTATCCACACTTAATCAAAGTAAAATGTAAGCCACTAGTTAACAGTCAAGAATATGCTGACATAATGAATAGATCTGCTGAAGATCCAGCAAGTCCATATGCGCCTACTGGCGAGGATCGTTCATTATTAGAATTAATGAATAGTTACAATAGCATGACAGATATTAACAATGCTATTATTGCACAAGCAGAAGAAGATGCACCAATGAGTGGGTATGACACTGACCACTTGTGGATGATACCAGTTGATGAAAATGGCAAGATAATGATTGCTGACGATACAATGGATGGAATGACACTGTGGGACGCTTCAGATTTTTATGTAAAAGTAAATGGTGTTTACACAGATGATAATGGTCAAGAAATTACGAATCCAACACCAGAACGTTTAGCATTATACGGTGTCCCAGTTATTGACACTAGCCTTACACTAAAGAGTCCAAGACAAAATTATTACCTAAGCTACATTGGCGGAGATATTAAACCTCCTAACGGATATAGATTAAATGGCATGGGCGCACAATTCCCAGATACAGCAACACAAGGAAACTTCTTCTTGCGTACTGATTTCATGCCTAATAGACTGTTTAGATATGATGGACGCAAGTGGGTCAAATTTATTGACAAACTGCGTATGACAATGACAAACAACAACAGTAGATTGACACAGAAGTTAAGTTTCATTAATAACACTAATAAAACAGTATTGGGAGATAAAGAGTTAGCTGAACGTCAATCATTAAGCAAGGCCAAAGACTTTGCCAAACAATTAAAACCAATAGCGGATAATCCATAATGCAACATTTTTATGACGGACAAATAAGAAGGTATATTACTCAATTTATTCGAGCAATCAGTGGTGTAAGTTATGCTGATGGCTCAGGTAACTTGACTGAAGTACCAGTACGTTTTGGCAATACAAATAAACAGGTTGCAAGTATACTAAGACAGAACAGTGAGAACTTTTTAGCACAGGCACCGTTCATTGCTGTGTATGTGCAGAGTTTAGAGTTAAGTCGTGCTCGTATGCAAGATCCAACGTTTGTTAGTAAAATTAATATTCGCGAAAGAGATGTTGATGCAAACGGCAACTGGACTGCTACTAAAGGCCCTGATGTGACGGTTGAGCGTTTAATGCCAAACCCATACCAACTAACGCTTAAAGCAGATATATGGACAACTAATATTGACCAGAAACTACAAATTTTAGAACAGTTGGTAGTGTTGTTTAATCCTGCAATTGATTTACAAACTACCAGTAACTATGTTGACTGGACTAGTTTAACTACATTAGAATTAACTAACATTGAATATACTAATCAAGTTATTCCAACTGGCGATCAAGAAATGGAAATTGCCAGTTTAACATTTATGACTCCTATATGGCTAAGTCCTCCTGTTAAAGTTAAACGTATGGGCGTTATTACCAGTATCATTGCTCGTGTATTTGACGAAGATGGAAATTATAGTAATGACATATTAGCTGGTTCATTAATCAGTAGACAAGCAATTACTATTGACGGTTATGGAGTATTAGTTACTAACAATAGTTTAGATCCAGGTGCTCCAGATTACGTAGCACAATTATTAAATTATGTTGAAGGTGTACAAAACACATTTAATACTAGAAGCGTTAAACAAGGAACTAACATTAACTGGCGTATGGTTTTAGAAAAATATCCAGGCAAATTTACTGCTGGGTTAAGCAAATTAACTTTTGTAAAACCAGACGGAACTACTTCTGAAGCACGTATAAGATTAGACACATCAGACGAAACACTGATGCATTTGACTTTCAATGAACAAACATTACCAGCTAATAGTGTAATTGATGGTAAGACTTATGTTGATGCAATAGTTGATCCTACAGTTCCATTAAAGTCTGAATTAGTTTCTGGTATTAGATTTTTAATTTTACAAGACATTAATCCTGCAGATAGAACATATGATTCTGAACAAGATAGTGATTATGATGCAGGCGTTATTCTTCCAGGCGTTAAAGAATGGAGCAGTTTTTCAGCCAATGCCAATGACATTATTAAATGGAATGGAACACATTGGGAACGTATTTTCAATAGCCAAGCAACCACAGCATTAACCTATATAACTAACATATATACAGGGGTGCAGTATAAGTGGGATGGTCAAAATTGGACCAAGAGTATGGAAGGCACATACCCTGCAGGAAATTGGCGCATAATTTTATGATAGATAACGTAGTTTGTAGTGGTGCATTATTTTACGCTACTTCAACTAAGAGATTTTTGTTTTTGTTACGTAACCAAGGCCGTACAGCAGGCACTTGGGGCATTGTTGGTGGGCGTCAAGAAAAGAGCGATGCTAATGTTTACGAAGCATTAAAAAGGGAAGTTTCAGAAGAGATAGGCGAAATGCCCGTTGTTAAGAAAACAATTCCACTTGAATTATTTGTCAGCAAAGATGATAGATTCTTTTATCACACATACTTACTGATAATTGAAAATGAGTTTATTCCTAAACTCAATCACGAGCATACTGGCTGGGCGTGGACTACATTAGATACTACACCAAAG